TTTCTTCCGTTAAAGCGGCTATTTTTTGCGATTCCGTCATCTCGCCAGTAGGCTTTTTTTCAGGTATTCTTGTTTTTGTCGTTCCCATTATTCAAAAATATTTATAAATTTTTTGTATAAAAAATTATTTTAAAAATATTTATTCATTACTTTGTAGGCGTTATGAATCAACCTAAACTCACAAAAGAAGCCGGTTACTTCCTGTTGGAGAACCCGGACCTTCTGGTAGAAGCCGCAAAAATGACCGGTATTAGCTATGCAGGTGTTACCTCTGCGGCTAAGAGAAGATCCACAACGCTTACTACCTACCACTTGGTAATGCTCCTGTCACGGAGAATGTACTTACCCCCTGAAAAAATAGTTGAGATAACTGAAAAGCAATAATTATGATTCCTATTGACAACAGAGTGCTTATCCTCCCTGAACCTGCAGAAGACAAAGGACAGTTTATAACACCAGATACGGCTAGGCCAAAACCCATGAGAGGGAAAGTTATTGCCGTAGGTGCCGGGGAAAGGCGTAAATCAGACGGAGGTCTTATGCCTATGACCTGTGAGGTGGGAGATACTGCCGTGTACTCTAAGTTTGGTGGGACAGATGTGGAGATTGATGGAGTCGAGTATGTGGTTATGAAAGAAAGCGAAGTATTAATGGTTCTTAAACCCGAATGATATATGACTGAACAAATCCTTTTTGGAGAAGATGCCCGTAAAGCCATATTGGCCGGGGTAAACAAAGTGTGTAACGCTGTAAAAGTAACGCTGGGTGCCGCTGGCCGGAATGTGGTTATTTCCTACCCATACGGACAGGCAAGTACTAAAGACGGTGTTTCTGTAGCTAAAAACATATCCCTTTCAGACCCTATTGAGAAAGCCGGTGCCGAAATTATCAAAGAAGTGGCTATTAAGATGCTAACCGAAGTGGGTGACTCTACTACGACTGCCTGTGTATTAGCCCAAGCTATCGTCCAGGAAGGAATGAAACTGGTAGAAGAAGGGGCTAACCCGGTTGAGTTAAAAAAGGGTATTGATTATGCTGTAAGCCAGATTGTAGAAGAACTGAAGAAAATATCTATCCCTTGTGAGACACCAGAGCAGCTAAAACATGTGGCTACCGTTTCCGCTAACCACGATACTGAAATAGGCTCGCTGGTGGCTGAGGCTTTTGAGAAAGTGGGTAAGGATGGGGTAGTACTTATCGAAGATTCTGTAAACCGTAACACCACAATTAAGATGGTAGACGGGTTGCAGTTTGATAAGGGTTATGGTATTGCTGAGTTTTTTGTCACAGATAGAGGTAAAATGATTGCCGAAATGAATGACTGCCACGTGCTTATCTATGATGGGGTGATTACTACAATGAAAGAGATCAAGCCTGTTATGGAAGCCGTTCTTGGTCGTATGGGGGGTAAGTTGATGATTATTTGCAACTCGGTAGAAAATGAGGCGTATGCTTTCTTGGGTGTTAACCGGGCACAGCAGAATATACCTGTTATCCTGGTTGAGTCACCTTCATTCGGGCAGAATAGGACAGAAATATTGGAAGATATTGCTGTTATGACTAACGGACAGGTTATCAGCGAAGCCAAAGGGTTTAAACTCGAATCTATTAAAATTGAGTCGTTAGGTAAAGCACAGCGGGTATCTGTATCCCGTAACTCAACAACAATTATATCTGGTGCCGGCACTAAAGAAGATATTGACACAAGGGTGGAAGAGTTAAAGGTATTGCTAGAGCAGACGGCAGATGAAGATACCAAAGGGTTCCTGCGTAGACGTATAGCAAAATTAAACGGTGCTGTAGCTATCCTCTCTGTGGGTGCCGGTAGTGAAGTAGAGCTCAGGGAGAAAAAAGATCGTTGTGATGACGCTATTCGGGCTACTAAATCTGCTTTGGAAGAAGGTATTGTTCCTGGTGGTGGTATTGCTTATCTGAAACTAAAAGAGTTTCCTATAATTGGTATGCAGATTACCGATTTTGAAAAAGGTAAACACCTAATCAACAAGGTACTCAGTGCTCCGTTTAACCAGATATGCTTAAATGCCGGTATTCCAGAACCGTTTAATATTTCCACAGAAATAGCAGTATCTAAAATACCCAATGCTGGATGGAACGTAAAGACCGAAAAAATAGAGGATATGGTAGAGTCTGGTATTATTGACCCAACGAAAGCCGCTAGGTGTGCTTTGGAGTTTAGCGCTGGCATTGCAGGTTTGTTATTGATAACTGAGGCTTTGTGTATTAACGTACCAGATCCAGAGATGACTCGATAATGGAAAAGAAAAATCTTCCATATAGAGGTAGTACGGAGAATTTTGTTAACGCATCTGTGACAATAACAGGGGTGTATCCCAATAGAAAAGCCCGTAGGGAAAAAGAAAAGATCAGAGAGAAAAAAATAGCAAAACACATGATACCTACAGGAGAAAACATAATCATCCGTTCTGCCCTTAACCAGAAACAGGCTTTTTCCTTTAAAAGAGAAGACGGTTCTACCATGTCGCTAAGTTTTATCCCGAACAGGCATAAATATGAAAGCAATGGTATTGTTACTAATCCGGTAGTGGCCGAGGTGATTGTAGATAATAAACAGTTCCCGTACATAAAGAAAGGAGACTTTATCATCCTTCACCACAATATTATCTTCAATAAAGCTATGGAGATAGAAACAGATGATCAAGAACAGTGGAGACTACAGGCTATCCCGGTAGATAGGTGGATTATGGGTTCTATTGTTGAAGGGGAGGTTATGCCTTTCCCTGATAATGTGGTTTGTGAAAGAGTATTACAGGAAGAGTCTGGAATGTTCCTTATGCCTGAGATTATCAAAGAAAAGCCATTAGCCGACAAGTGTACAGTACTTAGGTCCGGTGATGAAAACTTTGAACCTGGTCAAACAGTGGTGATCAAAAAATGGGCAGATTATGAGGTTGTGTTTATGTGGGACGGAGAAGAAAAAAGAAGAGTTATCGTTTGGAAAGAAGATATTGAAATGATTTTGTAGTTTTACACAGAACGGAGGTGCAATCTATCCATTGAACGAAGCAGGTTAACTTAAAACGTTAGCCTGTTTTCTTTTAAAACATTGTTTGCATCTGCAATAATGGTTCTATTCTTTTATTTGACAACTCGCAATATTCTGAACTTATTTCACTTAAAATAAAATTTCGTCTATTTCTTATTGCTGATTTAGCAGTTGTGCCTGACCCGCCAAAAGGATCATATATTAGATCGCCTTCATTGCTCCAAGATTGTATTTGATCAGAACACAATTTCTCTGGAAAAGGTGCAGGATGCCCGGTTATTTCAGAACCTAATGTATAATAAAATATATTCCCTTTTATTTTGTGAGTATTCGTAACAACAATTTCATCTCTTCGTCTTTGAGCACCTTCTTTTATTGTTGAACAATATCCCTTTCTCTTTAAATTATATGATTCTCCTCCACCCTTACACTCAACTTTAATAGGATTAAACGTTTTTGGTTTCCCTTTGCTAAAACAAAACATATACTCAAATTCTTGCTCATAACGATTATGCGTTAAAGGGATAAAATTTTCTTTAGCATAAATCATGGTATCATGTAATAAAAAACCTTCATATGTAAACTTTATCGCTTGTTTAAAAGAAGTAAGAGATTCTGTTCCGTTTATGGTGGAATCTCCTACAACCCATATAACACAACCTCCGGGTTTCATTATTCGATAAAGTTGTTTAGATATTGAATCGAAATCAAAAGAGAATCCATTGTATTTTCTAAGTTTATCATAAGGAGGGCTTGTTACAACAAGATCAATATAATCATCTGACATATTAGACATTGTTACTAAACAATCTTCGTTATAAATTTTATTTATTATCATTTTTTATATTTTGTTATTACATAACACCCCTATTTACTCACCCTATGTTGGGTTGCATTTAACTAGCTAAGTTTTATCTCACCCTTCATTTACAGCATAAGTATTTAACTACTTATCCCTTCTGTAAATTAAGCATAATAAAGGACTTATTGATATAGCCATCATTAGCACAGATAAAGGCAATCTTAGTACTTAGGAGTACTTGGTGATTTCTTGTTAAGGGTCTTCGGGTGTGGTACGGAAGTTGCCCATGATTGCCACGTAGAAACGCAAATAACTATTTTTTATTTTTGAGATTTTGCTGCTTTGTAAAGGCAATCCGGTCAAATTGTTTCAAAACACCGGATTTATTTAAAATCCAATGTTTTATTTGTAAGTAAATAACATAAATAAAAAGCCCCGAAGGTTAGTTGAGGTAGAACCGGTCTGGATTTTACTCCTCGCCTCTCAACCACCCTTCGGGGCGGTAATTATTCTCAATAATTCAGGGTTCTACGTCTGAACTAATTTTTTTGTGCTATCTGAATATCATTTACCAAAAATAGAAAAAATTTTTAAACAACAAAACTTTTATATTTTCACACTATCATTAACCCGGAGCACTGATTAACAGCCCTCCACAAAACGTTAAGTATGGCACCCAAACCAGGCCCCATTCAACAAAAAGCACCTGCCGCTACGGTTTACTTCCGTAGAATCGTTCCTATCAACCCGGAACTGAAATCAGGTCAAACAAAGCCACCCACGTACATTAAGACAGAAGACACTATCCTTTGGCCTTACCGGCTGCATGAGGATAAAGAACCTTCGGCTATCCCTGTTTCAACTACCCCTGAAGCATTTCAGGAAATGTTTAAGAAAGGATGGAACATCCAATGGCTACCCAGAACAATCCGGTATGTACATGGATTGCAGACCTTCTTCAAAGACGAGCAGGAACCCGGTGGAAGGGAATTAAGCAGAAACGTACTGGATAACTACGTTAACCGTGACGCATTGGTTATGATAGACGGAGAAATAAAAATACCAGGATTCGATTCAGTTCGTATCGGATACCTTACTTGTATGAACCAGTGCGAAAACCAGCATCACTTGGCTAAAAGATACCAAAACGCTACCCCGCTGTACAGATTACTTGACTTTTCTATCAAGGATAGAGAGAAAGTTGAACTCGGTAAACTCAGGGAGAAAGCATACAAGCTGGCTACCGATGCAAGAACGCAGGATATGTTACCACATGCAAAATACCTGGGTATTCAATTCCTGATTCCAGAAACAGGAGAAGACAGGGATATCGCTTCAATCAAAGAGGATTACAAAGAATATGCTTTGAATCGCCCTCAGCACTTTGTTGATAGCTTCTCTGATCCTAAAGTGAAGATTGTATTCTGGTTACAGGATCTGATCGAAAAAGCACATATCGTAATTAACTCAGGAAGAGCTATCTGGCAACAGACGGGAACCGAAATTATGGTTATTCCCCCTGATAAAACTCCTACCGATGCCTTAGCCTCATTTGCTATGTCTGAAGCAGGGGACGAGTTTGCTGCACAGCTCAGGGCTTTCAAAACAACACAATTAGAAGAAGCCTAAATCATAAAGACCGATAAGGTCGGCCCCGGTTCCATTGCCGGGGCTTATTTTTATGTTACAGAAGATAACCATATACGGTATTGAGGGTGAGATACCCGATGTTCCTAAGCTAAACACAATAGAGGGGCATGATTTACCTATAGAAGAACAGTACTTCCGTAGGCGTGAACTACCTGTGTACATGCAGGCAGAAAATATCGTTTTTGATGATGACGGGGACCCGATATACACTGATCAGCAATTAGCCTATGCCAAGGAAGAACTAGACCGATGTGAGCATGGCCACTGGGTTATGATCAAAGGAGTACCTACGTTTTTTAACATGTGGTACTACTATTGGCTAACTTACTGGACCTTGGAAGATGGAAACCGACCAGAGCACCGGGAATGTGACAGGATATTCTTTTTATTTTTCCAGTTTTGTTATCGAAATCCGTTTATAGCTGGGATTCTTAGAGGAAAGGCTAGACGGGAAGGGGCTACATCTCATGGTACGTGCATAGAGATGCACATAGCTACTTTTGATTATAACAAGCGTATTGGTAATATCTCAAAGACCGGTCCGGACGTATCGGATATGTTTACCAATATGATTGTTTACGCTTTTAAAGCGCTGCCTATATTTCTAAGACCACGTACTGACGGTCCAGAAGATCCTAAAAATGAAATATCGTTTAAGCGCCCAACAAAAAAGAAAAGCCAGAAAGGGGTAGCCGATACCTCCCGGAAAGGTCTTAACTCGATAATCACTAAGCGTGACACTACCCTAAACTCATACGACTCAGGTAGATGGTCTTTTATCCTGATAGATGAAGGCGCAAAATGGATAAGTGTTAATATTTCTAAATACTGGAACATTGTAAAACAAGTGTTAGTAAGGGGTGCCTCCCGTGTGGGCTTTGCTTATTTGCCCACTACGGTCAATCCTCCGAACCAAGGGGGCTCTAATTTCCGTACCCTGTATAATCTAGCTGACCAGTTTAAATACCCGCTAAATCGGCTCCCTAAAGGCTTGGTGAAGTATTTCAAGCCGGCTTATGACGGATTATCTGGGTTTATTGATAAATACGGGCACAGTATCATTGAACCACCTGATGAAAAAACACTAGAGTTTTTAATACAAAAAAACCGGGAGGCTAAAGAAGAAGAGCGTATACCAGAAGAGTATTTAAACCTAGGGGCTAAACAATACCTGGCTTACAAGCGATCTCTGCTAGAGGACGATGACGATATATCCGAAGAAAAAAGGATGTACCCCGTTATCGAATCCGACATGTTTGACTTCGGAGATGTGATCAGTCCTTTCTCTATTGAAAAGATAGAAGCCCAGGAAGCATGGCTTAAAGAAAATCCTCAGCCGCTAAGACGGGGTGATTTTGTTTACAACATGATCACCAAAAAAGTAGAGTTTCAGGATAATAAAAAAGGCTTCTGGCTATTACGTAAAACACTTAACGATGGGGAGTCTAATAAATTCAGCATTGATGCCAGAAATGTGTGTCACCCGCTAAATACCCATAACTACGGTGGGGGTGCCGATACCTTCAGGTTTGACAATACCCAGGAACTAGGTTCTAAGGGTACCATCTGGATAGGTAGTAAACTTGATATAAGCAAACCGGAAGAGCAGGAAGGCGGCGAACCTGTTGCTTTCTACATAGGCCGGCCTAAGCTGACGGAAATGTTCTGGCGGGAGTTGTTACTAGCCTCACTTTACTACGGGTGTACAATCACAGTCGAAAAAGATGCTACCCAGGAATTCATTAAATACTTTCAGGGGACTATGCCCAATTTTATGCAGGCTAACTGCTTGCCGATGCTGGGTAAAAAGCCTGATATCGCTATTGATCAGACAAGAAAAAGAAACAAAGACAAGGATATGGGTTACGGAGCTTCTTCTGCCGATCCTTTTGTATTTGCTAAACAGATAGAAATTGCTGTACTGTATGTCTATAAATACTGCTACAAAATACACTATCCGGATCTGCTCGCTGAACTAAAGATGTTTGACCCGTCTAACCGGACACAATTTGACCAGACTATCGGGTTTATGATGATGCTCCTTAACTGCATGGGAGACTTCCAGCAAAGAAAGATTGAGAAAAAGAAGTTTAAGCTACTTCGCTATTACCAAAAAGTAGCCTAAGCCGCCTGCTGCTGTGGTTGCGGTTGCCCCTGTGGCTGTCCCTGACCTTGTTGCTGTGGAGGCTGGTGAGCCTGGTCGTTCTGTGCTACCGTATTGCTGATAATATAATCCATCAAAGGCATCATTTTAGCCAACCCATCTTTATCACCAGAGGCAATAGACTCTTCGTATACCTTAGCCACCAATTTAACCACTTCTTTATAGGCCTCGTTATCTCCGTGGGCTTTTTCAATAAGTATTTTAGCCTGCGCCTGTGCTTCAAGCTCTTTAATCTTACCCTGAGTCTTTGTTTCAGTAGACATCTGCTGTACTTTCTGATTCATCTCCATCTGCATCTGAGCCTGTGCACGTGCTTGTTTCTTAGCCCTTTTCTCCATCTGATCAAGATACATAGTAGCGTTCTCGTGTGACATCTTCTGTATTTTGAGCGCCTGAGAAGGTGTGAGTGTACCCCTCTGCAGAGATGCTTCTACCATCATTTCAAGATATTGTGCATCGGCAGATTTAGATACCATGTTGATATTAACATCAAACGTAGCATCCATCATATCCCGGTTGATACCGGCCATCTGCTTATATTCTTCTCCTTCAAGAACAATCATGTCCCACAAAGCATAGGCTATCTTAGTAGCGTTCTGCTCCATAATCTCTATGTAGGCATCGTACACGTATTCTGTATTGTTATTAGCCGCCTGCACCTGGTTATCGCTAACTGCTTTACCTCTTTTAGCCGGTACCGCACCACCCAAACTATCCTGGTTAACACCCCACTCGTCATTAAGCCTCTGTAGCCAGAAGTTATACAACTGGATAAGCATAGTTATCTGAGCTACGTTTCCACCAGTTTTTATCTCCCTAAAAGGTGACTTGCCAGGTTCCCCAAACCCGGTACCTGACTGATCGGTGCTGTCGTAGTATGCCCGGCCCGTTGCATCGTATATCTTCATTAGTTCCAACGGTTCCTGTGGACCTTGCCCTAAATCAAGGGAATGTAGGTTAGCGATATCAACCTCTAACCCGTCTGACTTCATCTGTGACACCATCTTGGCAATGTTCAGGACAGTCATAATCATAGCCCTTACTGCTGGGATACCTCTTTCGAGCAAAGAAGGTACATAATACCCGTCTGCGTTAGGATACACCACAGAATAGTTTAAAAAGCAATCAACCCCATTTTGGTAAGGTCGTATGATATAGGGGGACACATCCCAGTGAAGCATGATCTTGGTATTCACGGCCCATACGCCACAGTATACGTTAAAGCGCTCTGTTTCTATCGGGGTTGTGGAGTTTGACGGCCCAGGTCTTCCCTTCTTTTGGTGTACCCCGGTGGTTCCATCTTCACGCTTAAAAGAAACATGGTATTCCTTGTCGTAAACCTTTACCTCATAATCGTAAACAAGGATAGAATAATCGTCATAAGGACGGTTAAAAGAAGAAATGTATGATTCGTACCAGGTAAGGTTATCCGTCTGATTTAAGCCTGTCTGTGCGTTTTGGGCAAGATCAAACCACTCTTTTTCTGTAACCTTGGGGTATTTACGCCTGGCTTCTGATATTTTTATCGGGTAAGCCTCTCCGAAAATAGATACATCACTACCGTTATCGTTCTCGAATATGTTGTAAACGCAGTTCTTTGGCTTGCATCTGCGTATAAATAACCGGTTGGCCAGCGTCTTACCGCTGGTTTTAGGCATCTTCTCTAGCTTGGTTGCCATCAGGTTAGTTACACATCCATCACGCAATAGTTTACGTTTCAGGTAGTCTTTGCCGCTATTCTCAATTATCTGGTCAATGGTTTTCTGGAAAAAAGCCTCTTCCGGCAGCCGGTATTCAATTTTGTAGTAAAGATCAAGTTCGTCATCGTCTTCCGGAACATACCCCTTTTGCAGTTTAAGACCAGATATTTTCTCCATATTCTTGATCTTCTCCTGCTCTTCCATGTACATCTTAGAAACCTGCTTCTCCTTTTTCTTGGTCTGCTCTGCCAGAGCATCGGTAGCCTTAACTGATGGTTTTTCGTCACGGTTCATAAAACCACCCAAAATATTAGCCAGGTACCGGGGAATCAGTTTTACTATACCTCGGTCTATATTGATCAGGGACTCGTTACCCTGTATCCCCATCAACTGAAGGAATTCTCTATTGTCTGTGGTACCCTTAGCATACTCCTCATTCTTATTCCACTGTTCGTATCTGTTCTGGTAGTACCCATTGTTTCCAAAGGATACAAATGTCCACATCTGCTCAGATAATTTAAGCCCGTATTCAGGCTTCCTTTTCTCAGAAGGTACTTCAAACTGGATTTTAAGTAAGGCATCAAAATCCGGGGTGTTGAATGGGCTAGAGCTCACTTGGGTATATTTTGATTACAAAATAACGAAATTATGCGATTGGTTGCAGGTATTAAAAAGCCCCCTTAACCAAAAAAGGGGGCTCCCATAACCAAAAAACAAAATGAATTCAGATTACAAAGATAGTGTTATGCGCTGAATTGTATTGCGTTTACCCTGTTAATCCAGCCGTTATAATATTCTTGATCAGATGGATTAGACGCTACGATTGCCTGATACCTAGCAATACGCTTTTGTTTTAATGACTCAAATAAAGAAGCCTGATCTGCTGCATTAATAGCGGCTAAGGTATTTGCTCCAGGATGCCCATCTACTGTCACGCCTACTATTGACTGAACAAATTTGGCTATTAGCACCCTTCCTTGATTTAACCCTGCATCTACGACATACTCAGCTACTAACTGATTGTTGATACTATCAGCGCTAAAATGGTCCCAGTATAGTTTTTTAAGCACCTTGGCAGCATCTTCAGCGGGTAACGCCTTTACGTCCTGCCAATCAATTTTCCCGTCTCCATTTTCATCCAGGTTATATTCCTGAAGATCGTCTACTGTAAGACCGAATTTTGTAGCCCCTCCGGTGTCGTTTGGGTCGTTTTCAAAAACTGTTCCCTCTAGTTTATTTTCTAGGGGAAAATATTGATTAAAATTTGCCATTACGTTTTGCTTTTAATATATGATGTAACAGAAGAAATTGCCTGTGGTATTACTTTTTTAAAGTCAAAGAATATAGCCAGGGCAAGTAATACCAGAATCCCGGTTATAATCCAACGAAGACTAGATATCGTCCCATCCTTATTTTTTATCTCGGTGTTTAATACCCCAATCATCCCGTCACGGTTAGCAATTACCTGGTAAGCCTTATTGGTGCTATCCCTCCATCTATCGGCTTCTGAGTGATCGGTAATGGTTGTATCTCCAGGGACTATTACCTTAACCGGATGTGCTAGGTATTGCTTCTCCGCTTGATCATAACCTAGATCATAGGCTTCGATAGCGGCCTGTGCACAGTCCTTTACG